CGATAGCCGAAAGGAAAAGAATTGTCCTGAAATATTCATCGGCACCAGATGGACGAAGTATGACATAATAGGAGAGGCAACAGATAAAAAGCACTTTCATAAAGCTATCAGCATCCCGGCATTGATTGACGGGCGTTCATTTTGTGAGGACGTGAAAAGCACAGCGGAATATTTGCAGATCAAAGAGCGGATAAGCAAATCAACATGGAACGCTGAATATATGCAGAATCCGCTGAGCTTAGAGGGGCTGTTATTACCGATTGAATCTTTGCATTTCTCAAAGATACCAACATCAGAGGTACAATTTAGCTTTGCAGTTGGGGATCCTGCAGATCGTGGCGGCGATAAGTACTCAATGCCGTTTATTAATGTAATCGAACATGAGGGGCAAATTGCGTGTTTCGTCCGTGATGTGATTCATTCAACCGATGGAATAGAGGCTAATACTTACAGGATACTTGACAAATGCAACGACAACAAAACAGAGCAGATATTTGTAGAATCAAACGGTGTAGGGCTGGCGGCGGTATTGCTGATTAAAAAACAGTTAGGCGAACATCGCAAGTTATCTGCATTTCCATCAACATTAAATAAGGAGGTCAGGATATTGAGCCACTATGAATTTGTTCAGAAATATTTTATCTTCGATTCGGTGAAATATGAAAACGTGCAGGAATATAGGGACTTCGTTAATGACCTGACAAGCTACACGAAAACAGGCGACAACAAAAACAAAAAGGATGCTATTGACGTGTTATGTTCAGCGGCTTCGATAATCAAAATAAAGTATAAAAAAATATTGTATGGGTAGGATCAATTGGTGAATTGTTTTGTATTTTTGTAGTGCTTATTAAAACAATACTCAATCCGTGCAGAGATTAAAAAAAACTTAGTGAGCTTACCCGGTAACTGGAAAATACTCTTCCCAATGCGAGTAAGGCGAATGAAAGTTAGGGAATAACATTCGTTCGAGTAAGTTAAAAACGAGGCGTCGTTACACGCCTACACTGAGTAGCCTGTCCCAACCAGACAGGCTTTTTCATTATAGCACAACAATTTTATTTTAGTACAAAGTACCAAATTGGCAAAGTTTATATATCTTTGTTCCAAAATAGTACTAAATGAGTTTTCTATCGAATTGGTTCGGACGGGTAAAAGGCATAGACTACTATGAGAACTCTCAGTACGAATCTAACCATGTCGGGTCAATCCAGATACCTGACAGCCTGAAAGATGATAATGCATTTACGCTGGCAAATACCGTATCAGAATTATACTATCCTATTGATTTTTATGCAGACCGTGCCGGCAAGTTACGATATTATATCGCTGACAAGAACGGAATCGAACAACCAACATCACCTTACAATCGCTTCTTAAAATCTATTAATCCGATATACGGGTTCGCTGACTTGGTATATCAGTATGTTTTTAGTTATATGTCGGACGGTAATGGCATAAGTTATATAACCGTTCCTTCATCATTTAAGACTATCAACCCTGATTCAATAAGCCGGATGGATATTTTACAGCCTGATTTGGTTTTCATTGACGAATATACGGGCATTTCAACGCTGGCCATTAGCTCACTCAACGACCTGATTAAGCGGGTACGGTATGATGACAACACACTACAAACAAACTACCTTGACATTTCGCGGATAAGAATTGACACACTCGATCAAACCCGACGCGCTTATTCAAACGTACTATGCAAATCACCGCTATACAAGGCCAAACGGAACGTTGATAACTTGCTGGCTACATATTCAGCACGTTATAATGTGTATGTCAATAACGGGTCCGCCGGTTATCTGGTTAAGAAATCCACATCAGCGAATAACCTATCTGAGATAGTTGACCCGACAACCAGGCAAACGATCTTAGATGACATCAACCAACGCAACGGGATAACAGGCCGTCGGAACTTTTGGGGCATTTCTTCAGTTCCTTTAGAATTTATAAACACTTTAGCTGACATTCAGAAGCTGATGCCGTTTGAGGAAACACTCGAAAACGCTATTAAAATCGCTTCCGTTTATCAGATACCGCCAGAACTTGCACCACGTAAAGATCAAACTACTTTTAATAATAAGTCAGAAGCTGAACGGTCAGTTTGGGAAAACGGTATAATGTCAATAGTACAGGTAGTTTGTGAGAACTTTACTAAGGCACTGTATCTGGATAAGGTAGGGGTGCAGATAATGGCGGACTATTCGACGGTAAGCAGTTTGAAACAGGATAAGAAAGTACAGGCCGAAGCCGATAAGGCGGTTATTGATAACCAATTGGCACTATACGAAAAAGGAATAATTACATACAATTCATTCTTACTTGCCATAGGTCAGGAATCAGTTTCGGATGGTGATAATTATATTTATGACCGTACAAAAGTACCTTATGCAGTTAAGTTAGGAGTTGGCGGAACACAGGCAATGCAGATGCTTTTGAGCGATCCAAACTTAGACGGTGCAACAAAACGTAACGCATTGATTGTTATCTTCGGATTAAGTGAACAGGAAGCTTCACAAATAATAACATAGTAAAATGGAAAAGCCTAAACTAAATAAAGAGATATGTCGCGCGATGATCGAACCTTCAGAGAATGATGCGTTCGATTTTACTGCTACTATTATTCCGACAGAAAACAAGCAGTTGCGGTATTCGTGGGAAAATAACGAATATTTCTATCAGGTATTGAGGACTGGAAAAGACAATATCAAAACTGATCGTATGGATTCAGGTTTGCCGCTTTTCGATAATCATCCTGAATTTGAGGACGCAGGGGCATTGAATCAGCTTGGTATAACTGTTGGTTATGAATTTACTGAATCAGGAATAACAGCACCTATAAAATTTGGTGCAAGGGCTGACGAGGCATTAAGGTCAGACGTAAAAAATAAGATTGTTAAAACCGTAAGCATTGAAGGTAATGTTTTGGTTTATACAGTTGTCAGGAATGCAGGAGAACTTCCAATATATTATGCTGACTTATGGGAGCCAGACAGCATACATTTCGCACCCGTCCCAAATGACATAGCCGCTCAAATTGAAGTGAAGCGTGCTATACAAAAACAGATTGAAATCCCGAAAGCGGACAAATCAATAAGTAAATCATTAACTACTAAATTTTAATCAAAATGAAAAAAGAAGATTTCATGAAGATCGTTCGCTCGAAGGCAAAAGACACTTTGACCGAACAAGACGAAAACTTTTTCGGTGCTATCGGAGAAGCTGTTGAATCGGCAATGAATGCTGAATCAATCCAACGTGGTAAAGAGCTTGAAGCCATAGCCACCAAACTAGGAACCGTTTCCGAAGGTCAGAGCATGGCCGATGTAGTCCGCAATATGGCTACTCAGATCGACCTACTGGAAAAGAAAGCACAGCGCGGTTTTACAGGTGATGAAAAATACAAACTGAAAAGCCTGTTGGAAGCCAAGAAAGAAGACATCCAGCGTGCTCGTCAGGGTGGGAATCCGTGGAGTATCGAATTTAAGGCCAAACGTGCCGCTTCAGCGTTGATGCAAACGACTACCGTATTAACCGGAGCCAGTGCCGTTAACACTACGAATCTGTTTGACGACATGGAACTCGTTGTTATCGAGTACCCGAAAAACTTTATCCTTGACGGTATCAACTCCCGCCAGGTTGCTAAAGTACCTCAAACAATTCAGCGCAAAGAACAGATCGCAGCCGGTGAAGGTGTACCAACAGCAGTAAGCGAGGGCGCAGCTAAGCCGCTTGTTGACAAGAAATTCACATGGAAATACGATACACGTGTAAAATATGCCGGACGTATTGAGATGACAGAAGAAACTGAAATCGACTTCGACCAACTGGTACTGCAAATTATCAGCATGTTTGAAGACGAAGTTATCCGCACATGGCAGGACGGTGTTCTGGCCGCTATTCTTAGCTGGGCAGACACTTACACCACTACCGTACTTGACGGAGCTATTAACAACCCTGGAGTTTACAACGTAATCGGAGCCGGTGTGCTTCACGTTCGCAATAACCTATATGAGCCTGATGTCGTTTTCCTGAATCCTGGTGATGTAGCAAAAATGGTTTACATGCAGGATAACAACGGAAACCAAATGTTTATCCCTGAATCGTTGCAGTTTGCCGGACTTACTCCGTTTATCAGCACGAAAATTACAGCCGGTAAAATCCTGATCGGGACCAAACGGACGGTTAAAGAGCAACACGGAAACTTCATTATCCGCAAAGGCGTTCACGGTGACCAGTTCATCGAAAACGAATCGACTATCGTTGGTGAAATCTTCTCGATACTGTCACTGCCAACACAGAGCCAGCCGTCGTGGATTTACCTGGATATTGCCACAGTAGCTGCTGCACTTCAAAAAGTGTAACACATGGCTAAGTCAAAAAAGATAACAGGGGCGGCAGTAGTAGCCGCTCCTATATCACCCGAAAAGCCGACAACGGGCAAAGTATGGATACTGCTATTTAGCAACAATAAAGAATATGAAGTTTCCGCACAGTTGGCAAAAACATTAATAAATAAATCATTCGCAAAACTCAAATAATTATGAAAAAGCTAATATTTATAATCACATTACTTTGCTCCTTCATATTCGTACAGGCGCAAAACGGAAAGCAGATGACATTTTCACCAGCTTCAAACGATTCGCTCGTGGGAGCGGTAACTAAATACTGCACGTTATCTGCACCGATAACCGGGAAATGGACTGGTTCAATTTACATTTACCTATCTCAATCCGTCGTCGGAACTGATAGCACCCGTGTAACTGTTGAAGGTTCTCAGGATAACGTAACATTCTATGCGATGAACATGGGAACTCCATACATAGGTGGAACCGCAGCTATTCGGGCCGCAGGATATTATGTCACATGTACTGCCGGGAATGCGTGGATAATGTGGAACCCTACATGGTATATTGCACCGCCTTATCTGAGATTAAAGGTGCAGCACTATGTAGCAACTGCGTCCGTAAAAATTACAAAAGCTAACATTTATCTGAAACGATAACAGCATGGCACTGATTGACAGTACATATTTTAGAAATGACATAAGCCTGACTATTGGCACGTATAGTGACATTGATCAGTATATAGCTAAGCATGAAAAGGAGGTCTTAATCGGCTTACTTGGATATACTTTATATTCTGAAATGATGGCTGCTTATGAGTTATTGCCCGGAACACCACTACCTGAAAAATGGGATCGACTAATAAACGGTTATACATACGATTATAACGGGGTAATGATCAGGTGGAATGGGTTGATTAATTCGGATAAGGTTTCATTCATTGCTTATTATGTGTACTGTCAATATATTAAGGCAAAACAATTTCCGAAAGCTCAGGCCGGAACCGTTCAACCTAAAAATGAAAACTCGGTTGTGGTTGATGGGATTGCGAATCATACGGCGGCATGGAATAGGTTTGTAGTTGAGTATTCATTATGTCAGATGTTCATGTTTACTAATGAATCGGATTATGTAGGGTACTTAAATCATAATAACGGTTACGCTTACACTAACAACTTCGGTATATGACATTTCCAAACATAGTAACTTTAATAGGCAATGCAGTTGCTCAATGTCGGGAAATCGGCAGCGATGCACCGTATTACTATTATGGTCATCCGTTGGAAATTGTTAATACGTTGATGGAAAAGGATTCGTCTGATATTTGGAAGCTGAAGAAATACCCAGCCATATTCCTATTTCATAACTTTGAGGAAAAACGAGATGCATTCAGTTCAGAATCAGAACTACAAATTATAATCGTTACTGATACCATACCTGAATGGAAATCCGCAGACCGTTACGCAAACGTATTCAATCCGGTTTTGATACCACTTTACGAACGGTTTATTTATGAATTAGGCCGTACTGTTTCGATGAAGTTCTCAGGTGAACATACAATGAAGCTTTATCCATATTGGGGAAGCGACATAACAGGAGCAAACGTGGCTAATGACTATGCAGACGCTATCGAATTAAAGGCGGTTAAGGTTAAGACTTTTGTAACGTGCGAATATCCTGCAACTACATACATCCCGTTTAATTATACATTTGATTTCGCAATACAATAACACATGGCAGATATAACATACGAAGATAAAAACAAGGAAGCAGCGGTTAACTCAGCCCCTACTTTGTGGCGTGATGTGGATGCAAACGAAGTCAAGAATGTAGCTGCTACAAAAGTTGACAAGGAAGCGGGTAAGTCATTGGTTGCTGATACCGAAATTTTAAAGATACATGCAGCCGGAAGCGATAACCAGGATTTGAGCGGGTTGGTAACACTTGCAACAGAGCAAACAATCACAGCAAAGAAAACTATCGCAACCGATAAACTTGTTACACCTGATATAACTTCGCTTGACGACTTCACGATTAAAACACCAGCCAATAAAACGGCAGTGTTTTCACAGGTTACATATCGCGACGAATATCCGGCAATGACAATACCAGCTTCAGGATCGGCTGCTCCAGATGCAGTAGGCCATACGATCGGAGGCGTGGCCCGTACGTTGTACGGATTTGACGGAGGCGCAACTCAGGAAATATTATCTGGTTCATTTGAGATACCGCACGATTATAAAATCGGTGCAGCTATCGAGGCTCACATACACTGGAGGCCGTCAACATCTGGAACAGGTACTGTTAAATGGTACTTAGATTGGGAGTATTCACCACCGAACGCACAGCCACAATCACAAACGGCATTATCAGTAATTAATACTTTAGCATCTGATAAGCAGTACTTTCACATACTCGACACATTCGGAAACCTGCCACAGCCATCAACACCGTTTGCAATAGGTGGTAAGATAGGGTGGAACCTACGCCGCACACCAGCAGATGATACTTACGGGTCTGATGCTTTATTGGAACAGATTTCACTTCATGTGCCGTGTGATACTTTAGGGAGCCGTCAAATTTATGTTAAGTAACTATGTGCTACAATTGCGGAGAA